ATAATCATACGCAATTTTTGGGATTTTTGTGGATCTTACTATAGTAGCGATCGTTGCAATTGATACTACAAAAAAATATAAATAAATTTAATATAGACACTTTAATAAACTATATTAAATCTGAATTCACAAAAATATGTATCAATAAGAATGATCGCTACTATATATTTGATACACGCGGATCCGCTAATAACAGTTTTATTATTTCAGATGTCCATAGCGTGCAGCACCTCGAATTACAAGATTATGAAGATCACTGGGATCGACACGCGAATCTTTTAATAAGAGTTCTACAACGTCAAGATGTCCAACCTCTACAGCACATAGAATTGCAAGATTATACTGATCACTGGGATCGACACGCGGATCATTTAATAACAACTTTACAACTTCCAGATGTCCATACCTTACAGCATATAGAATTGCATCATTATCCCGATCACTGGGATCGACACGATCATCCGTTAATAAAACTTTTACAACATCAAGATGTCCATTCATTGCAGCATATACAATTGCATAATTATTCTCATCACTGGGATCGACACGTGGATTTGCTAATAAAAACTGTACAACTTATGTATGTCCATATTTTGCAGCTTCTAAAATATTATTATTGAAAATCCAAATGTTAATTATCGTGCGTAAGGTGGAATTTATAGTTTCGAATCTCACGATCTACGTTTTTTAACAGTTCCACTCTATAACTATCGAGCAATCTAATGGTCTCTGTATAATTACACCACCGAAGTTCTGATATTTCGTCAGATATAGAATATTTTCTAATTCCACCATCAACAATGGATGGAGAAGGGATCGACTCGTCATTTGTATAGCATACAAAATACTTTGTACGGTACATTTTATTATTTGTACCCATAAATGTTTCAGTTGGAGGTGTAATATATAAAATATTATTGTATTCTATTGTTCCTTTCATATTTGTTTCTTCTCGAAATTCACGAATTGCACAATCAATTTCATTTTCACTATTTTTATTTTTACGTCCCTTTGGAAATCCCCATGATGTCGAAATTATAGGAGATCTATATTTGCAACATCGTTCTCGTATATCCTTACTATCTATAAATTGTGATTTGGCTTTTTTCTTCATAAAATGGTACAATAAATTAGAATGATCTGTCCATAGGTCATCCCATAATTGATCAAATGTATAATTAACAAGTCTATGTTTTTCTTCATTTGTCATTAAGCGAAAATATCGCTCTAAATCTTGATTTTTGTATATTCCTCGTATATAATCTGAGTATTCTATAGTATCCCGACGCTGGCTCAACAGATAATAAATTCTGCCAGTTTTTATCGTAAACAGTATAATTCCATAGCTTGTGGTCGATTTTTGAGGTGTAACGTTTTTAGGGGGCGGTTCTCGAATACGAGGAGGTATACTTTGATTACGTTTCCATACATTTGAGGCAACTGATGTCATTATTAATAATGGGTCTTTATCACTGGGTGCAGCGATTCGATTGGGAGCATATGCTCCCAATCTTCATGAGTGAAACAGCGTACGCTGTTATACTCAGAAAAGAAACCTTCGGGTTTCTTTTCTGCGCCTACGCTCCCTCACGCGAACATCGCTACTGTCATTTATTGTGTCCATTATAATTTTATAGAATTCGATGGTATGGACTCAATAAATGACATTAGCAGGTGTAGATGCAAACGGAGCCGCTTGCGGCGAAGTGCAGCAATCTACACACTGCTAGCGTGATTCACTGCGCCCAGTGATATTACATTATATTATTGTAAATGGGAAACAATAAATCGAAACAAAGTGTAGTGACCATGACTTCAACCAATATTGCGCACACTGATCCAGATTTATCAATATTTAATGCCGAAACACACATTCAGAGAGACCTCGATGATTATATTTTATACAATACTGCATGTAGAACCTTGTGGTCCTACAAATATCACAATATTGCTCATATTATTTCTAAATATTTATCTTTCAAGCGTCATGGGACCAATAGGCGCAAATTGTCCACAAATCATGACTTTAGACAGTATTTTTTGCGTAAAAATAACAAAATTAGACGATTACAGTCAACCACGCAAACAATGATAAATACATTAAATGGACGCCGAATAAAATTTCTCAAAAATGACAAGCAAGTCACATATATCATTATGAATTTATGTAAAACACACAATTATTTCATTGATTATGTAAAAAACTTGACAAATATGTACATTGCGCGTCGAGGATATAAAAATGCCCCATATCGATTGGAATCCTTGGAGTATAAACCGGATAAAGTAGCTTACGACACAAAATATACACTTGGGTGTATTGGGACCCGTAAAAAATGCGCATATTGGACTTATACATTGATACCCGTATATAAAAAGTTGGAAAATGACTCGACAGGGAGCGTACGAATAGCGTGATTTATTTTACTCATTGCAAAAATATTATTTTTGGAGCTAATTTTTTTGTAAAGAAAATACTAGTTATATCACAGATAAGTATATTGTTGATCTTTGTATGGCAATAAATTCTCTAAACATTATTATGATGTATATTAAACATGTTCATTTTAACAAAAATCATCCTGAAAATCATAATATTAAAATCGGAAGTAAGAAACGAAGAGAAATATCAGATATTGTAATAAAAAATATGTCTACATGTGTAAGAGATTTATTATTAAACGGACCAGGTAAAATGTTACTAGCATGGTGGGTTTAAAGTCTGTAATTTATTCATAAAAAAGTTCAAAATTGATTATCAACCATATAATCAATTTTAAATTCCTTTTTACACATATTACAAGTTTTATTGTCATTGATATCCATTAGTAATGTACTTCTTATCGCCGAATAAAGTGATTTTTTGCGATTGTCCCATCACCTTTGTACTTTTCAGAATGGCACCCACTCAGGTTACTTTTACAAACGGCTCTTACTCGGGAACTGTCCCGGGTGAAAAACTTTACCTCGCAAAATCAATCAATGTGATTGTCGAAGATTTGGATATTGAAGATTATACTGCGGAAATTAAAGCTTCTGATGCTATTCTGAAGTTGGCTGTTTATCTTCTCAACTCAGACACCAACAATCAGGACGCCTTGAATGAATTTAAGGAGACTTGCTTTACAAACTATGAATTCGTCGACTATATGCAGGTCTTCAGGCTTGCAGACTTTATGGGATTTGTTGAGCTTGTCAATGTGACATTTGATGTTATGAAAAATGACGAATCCCTTGAGATTACGGATGAACAATATGTGGAATTGATTGAAATGGCAAAATTTATCGATTTTGATGTGATGGTGGACGTTGTGAAGTATTTCACCAAAAAATATCAGAAGTTTGTGAAAAATAACATCGGTTTCAATAGTTTGAAACCAACAACCGACAAGAATGTAGTTGATTATACGGAACACAATGCATATGCAGAAGCTATCAAGGCTGCTCATTCCAAGTATAACCGAAACGCGGATCCAACGTCACAGCGTTCGAAAAACGAATATATTGACGAACTAACAAGTGCGCATGGAATTTTTAATATGTGGTCTTCCCTGGATCGTTGTGGACATGGAGACGACAATAATACGAATCCTCTTGTGATGAATGCTATTATGATGAAGCCTGAAGAATTTGCAAAGTTTTTGGGTGTCAAGATGCCGACAAAAGAAGAGTTTGATCGCCTATTGGAAATTTACAAAGAACCCATCGAAAAGATTCTTACGCCCCCGAAATATGAAGAAGGCACCCCCATGTGGGATTATTACAAAAAGAACGAAAATGAATTCCGGGCTCAAAAAGAAGCAGAGGCAAAGGTACTGAAGGCACAGCTCAAAGAAAAAGCAGAAGCAATGAAAGCACAGCAGCAAGAAGAGGTAGCCGCGGCAGAATAATTAAAAAATACACACACATTCAATTTTATACAGTAAAAACACAACTGTATAAAATACTGGATTATTTCCACGATTACTTGGCTCTTGGAGCTAATCTGACATATTCGGTTCGATTGCCGTCGTCGCTATCGTCATCTCCACCATTTTCCACTGCCGATTTCCATCCAGTAATAAATCCTCGCCTCGACAAATACCATCTCCGTCGTTGCTTCCAATGATTAAAACAATTTGGATCTGAATCGACTAAATCATAAATGATTCTGTCTTTCAATCCAGCTCGTAAACGCCCCGCATACTGTTCAACTTCCTTGATACTAACCGCCAGCACCAATATATTTAATCTTTTGTCATCAAATCCAACTCCTAACTTCGAAAATGTCGATAATAATACGCGAGCGTCCATATCATATGACGTCTGTGACCCAACCATGATTGTCGAGTGTATACCAGCCTCTGTTAACATTGATTTGAGAAGCTCACAGTGATTTTTACGCTTTGTAAGCACCATAATATTGTTATTTGGATCTGCTGCATGAGATTCGACAATAATGTCAAAAATAATGCGATTACGTTCTTCGTTTTCAAATAAACTCGTTAATAAACTATTCCAATCTTTACGACCCATAGTATTTGTGGCAAAAGCCGGTTTTATTCCAGTATTTACACGCATTACACGAAATTTAGACTGAGAAATACGGACAATTTGGGTTGTTTCGGGCGATTCGATGCTTCGAGATCCTCTTACCTCTGCAAATTTGCCATAATATAGATTTAAAATACCGTCAAGACCATCTTCTCGATGTGGTGTCGCTGACAACCCAATCATATATTTGGGACGGAAATATCGTTTAGCTTTTGCCATTTCTTTGGCGCATGCAACGTGTACTTCATCAATAATAAGAGTACCGATAGCAACATTGTCATAAAAGTTTAATTTTTTGTGAATATCCTGTTTTATTTCACGATCACGGAATTTTGAGACATTCGCAATATTGATTAGGTAAAAATCCGCATTCGGATCCAACTTGTCATTTTTGGATACAAGCTGTATACGAGCACCTTTCACATATGCTGTAATTGATTGTTCCCATTGTAATGCAAGACATCCCCGATGATATAAAATAACAGTTTTTAGGCCGATTTTCACAGACAATCGAATACCAAGATATGTTTTGCCGAATCCACAGAATAATGATAATAAAATCGAACGATGTGTGTTTAAAATTTGGAGGGCTTCAGTAAAAACCTCTTTTTGGTTGATATTGTTCTGAAGTTCGAGTTTAAAAGGGAACCCGGATTTGTCGAATTTAACGCGTTTAGACATTTTGCTGAAACCGTCAGTAAATCCAACTTGTGCTTCTGGATATAATTTGCGGGCGTATGAAAATGGTAAAAATAGGGAATATCTGGTTTGTGAATATGCAAATAACCGGGGTGACATACCATAATCAGATTCTTTGCCGATAACTGTGCATTCTTTTTTTGCTTTTTGTATAAAATCGGACGGAGCGAGGCTTGCTAACTTTGTAGTATCGAATTTGATACTCATTAGTATAATATATATGTTAACGACGCAAGTTTCATCACTTTATCACGTACGCGCTATACCTCGAGTCACTGCGCCCAGTGATGATTTTAGTCTTTCAGTGAATCAGCCACATTAAAAAAGAATATTTTGAATAACCTTCCATTTTCCAAGCAATCTCCAAAGTAATCGGCACTTATGTGGCTCGCAATTCCTTGAAATATTGATAATCTATTAAAACGATTCCCTGCAACGTCCATTATGTTCCAAGCATCCGGATTATAGCTGTCCTTGTCAAATTTCCCGTCTGTGTTATCGCTTTCAAGCGTTCCTCCAGTTTTATGTTCATATATAATAGTTCCGCTGTTGGGTGCTGGATCAGGCGTCAAAAATATCATAGCAGAATGCGTCGTTTGATCACGATGTATCCACGATTTCATCGATTTTGTTACATATTGATATGATCCGTTATAAGTATCGGGCCAATATGTTATTTTTTTACCCAAAAGTTCCTCAAACATGCGCTTGTCATCATCCGTTGCAAACGATTTTGTACGATGTCCCGGATAATTTCCGTCCACATTGAAATCCTGTTTTAACGCGAATTCACGTTCTGCCATCGGATTATCCAGGAAATTGTCCACAATAAGTACAGAGGGAGCCTTGTATCTACTTAATGCAGTTCTTGGAGCAATACTTTCGATCCGAGAATCATAAAATTTCATATTATTGGCGTGTTGGCCATTCAATGGATGATTTTTCGGCACCAATTTTACCAATTCAGACAATTTTTCGTTATTATTACTATAATACGCAATCATACATAGCTCAAAAGCGTGTCTTGCAACATCATTGACAGGAATTTTGTCAAGACCGTGCTTTTTAGCAGCTTCATACCCTTGAATACCAATTTGATAACTAAGTTGCTTATTTATTTTGTTCCAATACATCATAATATCAAACCAAGAATCCAATGCATGTGGCTTGAATTGAATAATTCGTGTATGTAATTCAACACGTTCCGATTCCGTATATGTGTGATTTTTCAACAAATACTGGGCTGCTTTATATTTTTTGTCAATGTCTACATCCACATCAATGCATTTTTTGTAATAATTGCGCACTCTATCCTCCCAATCAGGGGTTTTGAGCTGGATATGCAGTTGTGCCAATTCATAATTACGACTTCCTTTCCACTCTGTGAGATATTTCAATGAATAATAATCGCGGTCGTCCTTATATGGTTTGACTTGAGATTCATAGCCAGGTTCACCTGGAAGCATTTTTTTACCTCGAGTAAATTCGCCAAGATGCATAACTCGATGTTTATCGGCGCGTTTTCCGTATAAAGCAGCCCGAAGATATGGGTACTTTTGTCTAATTACATGCCGAACCACTCCTTCTTGCGGATTTTTAACATATTGTAATCTGGCAATCCATGCTGGATAAATTCCTGGATGTGGAATAAACCACCCACTATTGAATTTTACAATGGGAACTCCATCAATATCCATTTCAACTCCTTCCTTGCCATCTTCAATTTCTTTTACAAAATCTCCGTGACTATAACAAATATTGCGTTTCATGATAATTTGATAAAACGCATGTGGACAAACCGGTGTCTCTGATCCCGATGGAATGTCAGATATACCATGTTCAAGGACATTAATCATGTCATCAACATTAACAGGCTCCAATATTTCCATATCATCTTCTTGTTGCCATATATAATCGACATCAGACGGCACAAGTTCCCATATTTTGCGCCAAGCAGCAGATTGTCCCATATTTACATCATTTCTAATCATGACATCCATGCTGTAACGATCCTTGATGTAATCTAACAACGAATCATCGCGATCCCGAGGGTAATCGTCGATAAAAATGCGGATGATTTCGGTATTTTCACCCCAATCAATGAATTTTTCCATGGAATCCAAAACCGGAAATAGATATTCATATCGACCGGTACTGAAATATAATATAGCTATTTTCACCATTTATATTATATTTATTATTTTATACACAACTTATCCAAAATAAATCAAACTTGTGTGTTTACATATTGTAATGCCCGTCCAGTTTGTTGTACTGCAGCCATACAAAGTTCAGGTGTCTGATATTCTACATATTTTAATGCATCTCCATTTTGTGTAACAGCAGCCATACAAAGTTCCGGGGTTTGAAGGTCCTTAATTTCTTCTAAAAGTGTAAGAGTATCAGTCACTGATTTATCACCTTCATGAATAATAATACCAGTAGCTTTTACTTTGAATACTCGAAATTTTGGATGTTTAATAAAATTATAATAAGTCAGTACATCCACTAATTTTCTACAAAAATGGAATCCAGATTTACATATTTTGATATCGTCATCAATAGTATGTATTTTATCGGTACAATACTGGTAATCTCTGCAAGATAAATCGTTTTTAAACGCTTTATATCCAATACATACGGATTCGGCCATGTTAACTATAACTGAAAAAACAAAACTAAAAATTCACTTTACATCAACTGACCATTCAGTGATGATTAAGAATAACGCCTGTATAATGAACAATCCGCATCTTCCTGTAAACCAACCTATTAGTGATTCTAATTTGCGTGCATCTTTATTGGGTAAAGTGGACATTGGGTCGTCAGATCCAGTTGTAAAGGCCCTTACACATCATAAAACCACGAATATCGATGAATTTTGGGAGAAATTAGTTGTTCCGATGCGTGAAAAGGGCAATTTCGATCAAAATAAGATTAAATGGTATTTCGAGGTATACCGTGCGGGTGCTGGTACTAAATATGGAGATGGTGATTCTTCTATTTTTGGAATTAGCGACGAAAAGGTTCGGACAATTGTTGATCATTTGTCTTCTCTGGAACTTGATGATTATTTCAAACTAAACAGTCATTATTTAACAAATTGTGGCTTGTTTTTGACGTCATGGATTAATTATAAAAAGAGTCAACAGCGGTTAGATACGATTTTTAAATCGGATGATCCGTGTGATTGGATTACCGAGATGGAAAAGTTTACAAAAGAGAATCCAGAGACATTCACGATTGATATGGCCCCAGAAGTGTCGAAAATTTTGGAAAAGGTACAAATTGTAATGACATTGTACATGTAAATTATGAATTATTTAATTGATTGCGTTAGTTACGATCAATTAAATTGATTGAAGTTCAATTTCTAGACAATTGAGGGGATGTAGATGCGCTAATTTCACATATTTTCTTTAAATCCTCGGTTTTACCACTTTTGAGTATATTAGTACATAAATTATAGTTCATACCAACCATGCTACTAGTAGTATTTGAATTGATATCATTTACTACATTTGACTGGATATCATTATTAACTTTCATTGTTGCCGCAGCTTTACACATTTGTAATTTCATCAGGGTTCCACTGCCCATTATAAAATATAATTATTATTGAAGAATTCACATTGAATCATTGTCATTGTGCTCCAATGACTGGTCACCAACATCAATATCGCTCATATTGTCGAAAAATGACGTCCCTATATCGTCCGTCCGTGATTCTACGGTCGTTCGACCCTTTAAATAGTCAGAAACTTCACCTTGTGATAATTCCCATGCTAACACCCCGTTATTGTCGTATATATTAGGATCTGAACCATTTCCTACTAAAAATGTAATAAATGACATATTATCTATAAAATGCAATGGCGTTTGACCATTATTGTCCTTTTCATTTATATCGGCACCGGATGCCAACAAGGAATGGATTTTATTGATAGAATTAGCATAAAATATGGGTGTTCGCCCCCATACATCGCGATGGTTTACATCAGCGCCGTTTATTATAAGTGTATCGAGGGTTTCATCGGATATACCAGGTAAAAACAATCCAGTTCTGTCCAACGGCGGAATTAATTCATCGGCATTTACATTTTTATCACTTATTGCCTCTTGTATCGCATTTTGATCATTCGTCTCCAAAATAGCAACCCATTCTTGAATTGGAATAACATCACCATTGTCTATGTAATCGATATCGGTGTCAGCATTTTGATCAACAAAATCATCTTCACCAATTGCTGCCATCGAAAAATCATTTATTTCAGAAGCAATTTGGGCAGCTTCTTGATCTGTATCCGTTATATCATATAATGCGCCATCTTCATCATAATCGTTGTCAGTCTGTGGAAAGTTGTTGTATACATTTATAATTTTGGAGATTTCGATGTTCTGTGTCAAAAGTTGCGTTATAAATCGGTTATTGTCTGTATTCGCATCAAGTATATATCTGATAAACGCCACTGGATTTATTAAATTCGATTTTTCTTCAAATATATCAGTTATTATTTTTCTATATTTTGTTTCAGTCATTCTTTTATTACTTCCAATTACATTCGACAAATCACCCCCGATTTCATTTAAATTTGATGTACCCCAATCTATTATTGCTCGGCTGATGGCGCCTCCAAGAATATTATCTATTTCTATTATATTTGAAGTTTTTGTATACATTATTCGTGATATGATTTCTGCTATACCAGTTTCTAGATTTTCAGCTAAATAATAAGTTGGTTCACCGGGTGGATACTGACCGTGAAGTGCACCTACTCCAAAAGCACCACCCCTATTTCCGATTCTATGATTTCCTAAATATATAGCAACAAAATTATGAATTTTGGTGCCATTGTCGGTATTTTCTTCCAACAAAACATCAAAATTCATAACATATACGTTGTACATGGGTAATTTTGTTACATATGTATAACCTGGACCATATCCATATCCATTCGGATCCTCTAATGTCGTGTTTCCTTTTCGTTTCGGGAGCCAAAACGATAAAGTATTCGATATATTTTCATACCATTGTCGCAATTGTTCTAAATGATAACAATCAGTTCGATTTTCACGTAAAAATCGGATTTTAATGGATGGTTGATTTGTTTCGGTCCATGAATCCCCTGTTATATCCATTTCATTGTTACAATCCGCGGCATTCTCTGGAATTATAGATTCGGCTTGTTGTGGTGGGGCCTGTGGTGCTGCATTTCTCGCAATTTCATCGATTTTGCGAATTAAATCAATGTTACGAGCTCGCATTGCTCTCATTTTTGCAGAATTAACACCAATTTCATCAATAAGCTGCTGGGCTATTTGATTTCTTTGATCCTCTGTACAATTTTCATAATTTTCAAAATTACATTCAGTATCCATAATTATTGTACTCGCGATGGACGGAGACGACGGGGACGACGGCGACGGATAAAATAGGGATGGATCCGATGGAGATGGAGGAGACGACATAGGTGTATCCATATTAGCCACACCAATAAATTCAATACCACCATATTTGGCCAAATTGTATTCGGCTAATTTTTGGATCGTGCTTACATTTGCAGAAATCATCATTAAATTCAACTCTTGCGGATCATAATTTTCTTGTAAATCTTGTTGTATTTTATACATAATATTAATATCCATTATTGAATATTAATATTTATTGAACCAAAGTTGGACTATTTTGATCCATGTGTTACATTTACAAATTTATATATTACATCAAGCAATTCATCCGGTAATTTAGTTAGATCTACACGAATATCTTGTTTATTTACACATTTTATACCAAATGGATACATAATCGACCTTGAATTGTTTGTCAAATAATTGTACAGAATTAATTTATATATATTATTACATTCATCTGTTGTGAGGTCACTCATATAATTCATTATTGTTGTTTTTTTGTCAATATTTGAAACTTCGTCATTATATTTATGTGACAGACTATCGTACAAATTACTTATGGAATTTTGCATTACTATGTTAAATTCCTTAGATCTATTTTGCATCTACGGTACAACTATTGCATACGGTTGGATGTTGGTTACAAAAGTTCAGACATGCTACACGTCCATTTTTAGGTCGTGTCCAAGCTAATGAACCATCCTGTCTATAAGTACGACATATCCCCTTTTTAGATCCAATTGACGATCCACACTGATGTAAGACCCCATCTTCAGATCTAAAATAATCTGTATTTCCACGATCCATCTTGGCAAACGCCTTTCGACCATGATACAACAAACATGACAAGCAACCAACAGCTGCCAATACCATAATAATCATTGAAATTCTTCTGTTACGAGAAGAATGGTCTTTTTCGGCCTGAGTCTTTACATCAGAATCACTATTTGTGAAATATACATAGAATGCTACCGCAAATGCAATAAAACAAACTGTACAAATTACAGAAGTATACATCATTATGTTAATTAAATATTATCCAAAATCACCAATTATACACTAATGACTCCATCATCCGCTGCTATTATTTTAAATTCATCATCGCTTAATGATTTATTTGTAGATTCATCCGAATTACGGGATCTATTTCGGAGATCTATAACGGAAACGGTGGACGATTCTGTGGTATTTAGTGTATTATTCGAATAATCATCAATATTAATTATAACATGATCATTACTATTATTTGTATCGGTCATTTCAATTACAATAGCTGATTTTTGGATCTTATCATCCTTTTTCGATTTTTTTCTATCAAAACAACCACATCCACAACACCAAGACTTTGATATTTTTGCACCCATTATAATTTACAAATAACTTTAATCATCACATCACGTATGCGCCGTCACGCTTGAGGAGTATGCGATGTTCGCTTCGCCTGCGGCTTCGCTCCATCACACACTCCACAACTGTAAACCATGGTGTATTCAAAAATATTAAAACATTCACAGGGATGTGTTAAATATAGAGATAATCCTTTTGAAATACAAAATTTATTAAATTATGGATACGCCATAGGATTTGTATTAGGAATATTAAGAGGTGTCTATGGAAAACCCGCAATTCCTTATAATTTTATATCTCATCCTTGATATCATTAAATAATTATCTTTTCTGTTATAATTCGTTAATTATTTCATCTCTGAAATTATCTAATTATTCTAAATCGTTAATTATTTCATCTCTGTAATCTTCGTATTCACCTTCATATTGATATACAGATTTATTATTTACTACCCATAAATTACTTTCCGTTTCAGTAATTAGTTTGGTATCGTGGCTAATAATAAATACTGCTCCATTAAATTCGTTAATTCCATTAATTAACCCATCTATACTTTCGATATCAAGATGATTTGTAGGTTCATCTAATAATAATAAATGAGGTCTTTGTAAAATTAGTGATACTAATGCTACTCTTGCTTTTTGACCCCCTGATAAATCTTTTATTAATTGAGTATGTGCTTGACCTTCCAAGCTAATTGTTCCTAATTGTTTTCTAATATATTGCTCTAAACTGGATCCTACTAATTCTAATTCATCTTGCCCTGGTTTATAAACACTTTTAATATATTCAATCGGGCTTTTATCCATAGGTAAATAAGAATCAAAATGTTGATGATAGTACCCAATTCTTAATTTGTTCTTTCTATTAACATACCCCTCTAATGGTTTAATTTCACCTACTAAAAGTTTTACAAAAGTAGATTTCCCAACACCATTTGGTCCTACTAATGTAATTCTAGAATCCATATCTAATCCAAAGTTAATATTATTTAAAATAATTTTGTCTTGATCATAACCAAAAGTAACGTCTGACATATTAATTATTGGTCTCTGTAACAATCCAACTTCTTCAAATTCTATTTTAACAATATAATCTTTTTCTAATTTCTTAATACCTTCATTAGCTTTTTTGAGTAAATATTCATTAACTTCTTTTTTTGTCTTGCTTTTCTTTTTCATAGTTTTAACTGTTTTTTCTACTTTTTCCCATTCTTTTCTTTTATTATCTAATTTTTGTTTATAAGCTGACTTAAATTTATGAAAATTACCCTTATAATATTTTAATTCGTTTTCTTCAATATTAATAATACTTGTACAAACTTCATTCAAAAAACCTTGATCATGAGATACTACTAAAAGTGTATTAGGCCATGATTCTAAATACCAAGTTAGCCATATACTGGCATTTAAATCCAAATGATTTGTAGGTTCATCTAAAAGTAATAAAGTAGGTTTAATATAAAGAGCTTTAGCGATAGATATTCTCATTCTCCATCCTCCACTAAAATCCTTAGTAGGTTTATTTTGCTCTTCTTCTGAAAATCCTAAACCTTTTAAAATTTTTCTGACTATTGATTCATCCTTATCAATTTCTAAAGCATTTAATTCCTCTTCAATATTCTGAAGATCTTTTAGTAGTTTATCATTATCTGGGTCTCCATTTTCTAGTTCTATTAAAATATTATCTCTTTTAGATAAAGTTGAAGATCTCAAAATATTTGATTCTAATACTGTTTCAAAAGCTGTTTTGTCAGAAGGTTGGACCTCCTGTTCTACATATAATATATCTAAATCTGGATGAATTGGTAATTGTTTAGTTGCAATATGTTTTAACAACGTAGTTTTACCACATCCATTTTTACCAATAAAGCCATACTTCCCTTGATGGGCTATTTTTAATTGAGAATTTTCGAACAATCTTTTTGGTCCTATAGCAATCGAAAAAGATTCAATACTTATATTTTTTAGATCATTTACATTCTGATTACCAAATGAACAATTAAAATTTTCTAATCTATTTGTTTCACTCATTTATAACTGTTGTATTTTTAAATATTGATCCAGAATATTACACTTTTTGGAATGAGTAAAATAAATGACATTGAGGGTTTCACTACGCCCAGTGATACAATAGATATTGAGTGTATATAATAATGGCATTACAACTACTCAAGCGTAATTATACTATGCAAGGTTATGAGGTTCCAAAAATATTAAAATTACCGCAGGGGGAAACAAGATGGGCTCCTCGTCGTCTTCCAGTTGATGTCGGTGACATTATGATGAATATTCGCATGAATGACGATAAAAGTAGATTTGTAGGGGAACATATCAGTAAATATGCACAGGGTATCAATCCATATGGAGAATACGGATATCCATACAAGGTAAATAAGAATAATATCAGAGCTCCGATCATCGATCCCAAATTTTATGAACCACTTAGCAGAATGCCCGTCAAATTTGATTCGGTTACTGTGGGGCCGATTGTAAAGGATCTATACGGGAAACAAGTAGAAATAGACAAATTAGCACCCAAGGCGGTCATTGACACGATTGCCGAAACTTCCGCAGGTACTAATCCATCAGATCGCCGCCAAAATTGCACAAATGATTACCGCGAAGGCAATATTGAATTGCATTTGAAACAACCACGTACCAGTATTCCATACCATCCAAGTATGCCTGT